CTATTTCTAGAATAAGAGCGCCTGCGCGGGTTTCTTGCTCAACAGAAGAAGCAGCCGAAGCTGCCTCACTTACAGACGACAACACTGTAGCCCCGCCTAAAGCGGCGAAGGGTGCTTGGGCAAATGTGACATCTCCAAACACCGCGCTACCTTATTAGGCTGCGTCAAGAGAGAACGTGTAAGTGACGTTCAATGTATCGCCGTTGTCAACAGTTTTGTCACCACCGGTAAAGTCGCCAGCAGAGAACAATATGCCTGAAGTGCCTGTGGCTACTGTAGTTAAAAACGCACCAGCAACCACTGTACCGTTAACCAACATAGGGAATGCAGATGGAGCAACAGAGTTGCTAACCACTGAAGGATCAGCCAATGTAGGAGAAGCTGCGTTAAAGGTAACAGCAATACGATTGCCCGTGTAGGCTGTACCGGGAACCAACTCTGTCCAACCAGCATGTGAAGCTAGAGTATCAGCAGCGGCGTATGTCGTGCCTGAACCGGGACCTTGAACTAAACCCAAGAACCAAGAGGCTGTGTAACCAGAGCCCTTAAAATACTTACTGTTCATGTCTTGCAAGCCTTCGTTCACAACCAAGTTGTGGAAGGTGTCAGACCACTTCTCAACACCGTCAGCGCCTATGCAAGTAACGGTAAATACGCCGCCAGCACCCACGCGCTCAGCGGAACCTTTGTTTGCAGTTAAGCTTGCTGACACTTGGTCTTGGGCTTTTGATGTTTCTGTACTCATGATAAGTCCTTAAGATATGCGCACGATGGCGCTGTTCGCAGTGGCAGTTGGGAAAATGATTTGGAAAGTGTCGTTGGTTACAGTTTTATCTGCGCCAAAATCTAAAACTGCTACTGACTTGTTGCCTTGTGTAGAGTTATAGACCAAAGCGCCTCTGGCTGTAAAGGTAGCGTTTGTCCAACTTGAATTATTGAACGAAACAAAAGCAGTAGGAACTCCGCCGGTATTGTTCCCAGAAGTCGGAGACACAGATATCACTAGCGTATTACCACCTGCCGTATACCCAGTACCGGTTACTTCATTAGAAGTTGTATAGATAGTTGTAGTAGGGCCAATGTTTGCCGCTGCTGTGTACAACGCTACTTTAAATGTATTAGGCGACGTTGGGCCAAAGTTGTGGACCGCTTGAAGCAGTTCAACTTTAAAGCTGGTCGTTGCTGTTTGAGCGATAGTCATGTTATGTCACCTGTTGTCTGAATTGACCAGAACGATACGCATCTTGACGTTCCATGCCGTCAGCCAAACGTTTAGCCAATGCAAGAGCTTCCATGAATTTTTGGTTGTATAGCGCCATCATGTCCGGCTCACCCTTCATGTAAGTATAAGCCTCAACAAGCGATCCGTACAGTAATACAGAATCAAAATTGTCACCTAACCAGGAAGTTTGATTGGTAGTAATAGATGGTGGGTAGTAATAGTAGTGAAGCTCTACGGTATAGTCGTCGTCCGGCGTTGGCCCAACAATAAAAGTTAGCTCTTTAACGTCGCTACTTTGAGGCCCAAACAACGCGTAGTACTTGGGAATACCTTTATCCGTGTCCGGATTGGGGTACGCTTGTCGTATGAAGTTAACGTCTTTGTTTAGCAAATACTCATACGCCCCAGCGCCGTCAATAGCCGCTAGGGAATACACAGCCAAAAAGTCTGACGGGCATGCTAAATATGGTGTTGTTGAATTAACAAGACCTGTCACATTCTTGCGAATGGACGGAAACTGCATGGAGTTGTAAATACGCTGCTCAGCCTGTTGCACGAAGACAGGGATCTCCGCCACGAAGTTAGACTCCGTGTTTTCAGTATACGCTTGAATGTTAGCGCTGAGCTGAGTGTAATTCATGCCATCGGGCCTCGTGCCATCGTGCCTTTAGTAGCGCAACCTGTACCACGAATTTTGATACCAGTTGTCTTTACATCAGGATTGTAGCCATCACGATTGATGTTACCGACAGACATGTTTACTGAGTCTGCGCGAGTAGGCTTAGCACCGCTGTAACCATTGCCAAGCTCAACTTTTTCACCGGTCATGGTGTGTGGCGGCGCATAAACTTCAGCACTGCCAACTTCTTTGCCCATCATTTTTTTGCTAAAAGTGGCCATGTTAGCCTCCTTTTTTGTATGTAAAGGAAGACTTTTTCTGGTTAGCTACTTTAGCCAAACCACGACCCAGAGATTTCATCTGCGCGTTAGTTTTGCCGCCTTTAGCAAACTTAGTCATAGGTTTACCGGGATGCAGCTTCTTCTCGTGCTTATGCACGGCTCCAGCTATCATCTTCTTGTCTTGTTTCAAATCCGCTTTGTCCATATTAAGCTCCTATCTGTATGGTTACTGTACCAATTTGTACGCCTAACAACAAGTAGTTTGGTGTTAATGCAGTATCAAAACCTTGCGCCCCGCCAACGGGGTTCCAACCCCACTGAATATCCCTGCTGCCTTGGCTTGGAAACCCAAATCCGTCAACAGCAGTGCTATTAGTTAATAAAATCTGCAAGCCATTAGTACCTGACTGCGTATAGCTTACATCAGGACGCGGCTCTCGTACAGCTTGTGGGTCATCCACTGGGTACATACCCAACTGTAACTGAGGCTGATCAGGATCCCAACACTCAGGACACACCTTTAAATTAAACAGGCGCGTCTTGATAATCTCTTTCTTCAGGTCTTTAAGCATGTACCGCTCATCACAGCGATCACACTGAGCAATTGCGTATTTACCTGAGGAATATCTACTTGGCATACATCACCTGTAGAACGACTGTCTTGGAACATAACGATCAGGAGCCTTCTCGCGGTCTTCCTGCGACGCCAATGTCCATTGTTCTTCGTAAGCAGCTTTGAGCATCACAATACGCTCCATAGGCACGTCAGGGCGCTTAGAACCAACGTAATAGGCCAACCCAGCCACCATACAAGGAATCAGCCGGAATGGGATGTCTTGGATATTGACACCGCTGCCAGCATCTTGCATGCGGCGCATGCGCCAGTAGACAAACACGTATTGATCCCCGGGGGCGTTGGGGGTAGGCCACACGTTCACAGACGTGAGGTTATCGACTGTTACGGTTGCACCAATTGCGTGACCAGCGGCAGTTGTATTAGTGTTGCCATTGTACTGACCACGATAACAATTAAGTAGTTGATTACCGCTGACGTTAGCGTAGTAGATTGTTTCTGCATCAATTGTGATAAATCCTGTAGCTGGTAGGCTTGCCGTTGAGCTAAGAGTAATAGTTGTATCTGTCGATAACACTGTTGCCGCCACTGTTGCAGTGGACAAATAGCTCTGATTAGACTGCCGGTTAATCCACACTTGAATAGGGCGGCCTTGCGCCAACTTGTTTGGCAGTGTTGAATACGTTGATTCAGAGATGCGGCTGATGTTGATATCAATCTGGTTAGGCGTAGTAGCCTGCGTGCGGATAACTTGATCTAACAGATCAATCGTAGTACTAGGCAAAGCATAGACGCCTTGCCCTGTATTCATTACGAATTGCCCTTGCTCAATAGTCCATAAATTGATGCCACGGTTAGCCCATTCAATCGTAAGCATGTTGAAGGACCGGCGTGCGGTACGAAACTCATAGCCAGTACGAACCTCAAGACCCGCCCGCTCATACGCTTCCTCAACGATCTCGTTGAAGTCTAGGTTAAAGGTGGAGAGTCCTGAGGTAGAAGCCATTATCTAAAGCCTGCTGTTTTCTTTGCAATTGTTCTAGGTTGGGCTACGAATTGTTTTCCGGCTTTTTTGCCAGCACGTTTCGCACGCGTTGTCGCAGCATACTCACTTGGACTGAGACTTTTAATCGCAGCAGCAGGAAGGTATCTTTCACCTGTGTCAGAAGATTTTTTACCACTTTTGGTTCTCCATTTTTGGTCGCCCCAATCCTTCAATGATTTTTGAGGAGCTTTCAATCTCGGTAACCCCCGCCAGCCGCCTTGTACTTCTTGGCAACTAGCTGAGCTTTACGCGCTGACCACTGACCTGCGCCAGTACCCTGCGTTGCTGCGGACTTTACTTGAGACACAATCCTTTTGCGAAGACTAGGTTTTGTGTAATTGCCAGCGGCGTTTACTTTACCACCCGCTTTGTACTGGGTGAAATCAGTGTCATCCCGACGTGCTTTTTTCTTTGCACCGGGCATTTTAGAGGCGCGAATATCGCCCATACCACGGGATGCCAACATGATTACACCATCTTTCCGCGTGTTTTGCCTTTGGTACAGCAGCCATCAGCACGCTTAGAAGCCGAGCCAACAGAACCACCTTTAGCGTAACCACGCTGACCACGAACTGCGTCACGCGGGTCTTTCTTTTCGGGAGCATATTCGGTATTGCGCAAAGACTTTGTATACGCGGCTTCAGTAGCCGTATTCATCTTGCGGTCAGCCATATCTTCCCGTGCTTGTTTTTCTGCTGGACTCATTTGAGGCTCCTAAATTAGCAAGTTTTGCCGCCGCTTTTCATGGTAATCATCTTGCCTTTAGTTTTACCCTTAGACTCAATACCACCACCTTTAGCCGCGAAAATAGGCACTTTCTTGCCGTCTTTCATTTTCATAGGCATGCCGCCTTTTTTCATGCCCATGCCGCCACCCATAGATGTATTAGCCATGGGAGTAGGCTTCTTCATGCCGTCTTTGGCAGTGCTCATACCGGGTTTCATTGTGGGCTTGCCCATTTTTGTAGTAGCCATGTGGCCTCCTGTAGAAAATTTTTTGCCTTTATCGGCGTTGTTGAACTCTTTACCCACGGACTGTGGGACTCCCGCTTTCTTAGCAAACTCTGGATTATTGGCCACAGCTGCCATGAAATTGTGTTGTTTCTTGCTTACGCTTGGCATTACTTGCCTCCTGCGTACCAATTAACAAGCTGAACTAAACCCGCGCCCATAACGCTACTAGCCCCACCAACAAGCATTAAAACCTTCCAGCCGCCTTTAGCTTCAGATAAAGTTTTATCAATAGCTGTCAGTGTAGCCTGCATAGCTTTCATGTTCTCCAACATCTTATCCATATCATCTTGCAAATGCTTAATGTCGGACGCATGCGTGGCTAACTCTCTGGCTGTTTTAATAGCGTCTTCAGTCATATCAGCAGTTCCAAGCCCTAAGAGCTTTGTTGATGCGTGAGTCCGGATCGTTGGCAGTTTTGGCCGAGGTCAGCTTCTTTTTCATGCCGCTCATCCTCGCACAGAAAGAGTCTCGCCGGGAGCCGCCTTCTGGCTGGGGACGTTTCAAGTTCATGCCTTGCGCTTTCGCAGAGGCTCGGCCTTTGGCGTTCAAGCCGCCCTTCTCGGACTTGCCTTCTTTCCTCTGCCATGCTGGACTCTTAGCCATAATAAACAGTCAAGTGGGTGTTGGCTGGCATTGAAACGTAAACACCAACATCAAACCTAATTCCTTCACCCGGAATTGCCAATGAATCAAGAGCTTGGTTTGTTGAAACATTGAGTGTTAAACGGATCGTGCCAGAGTTTGTAGTGGCGTTATCATAAAACTGTACTTCTCCAGCCGTACCACCGGGGGATATAGAAAAACCTTTAACCCGAGTAGGGCCAGCATAAATAACACCGCTTGCATCAATGTGCGCGGATTTTACGTCTGTTTGCATCATGATGATTGCTCCGTTTCCGGTTCTGGGGCTTCTAGCCTGTTTATGAGCATCTTGTACGCTTGGATTGTGGCTTGAGCCTGAGTCAAAAAGGTTTGGGCTTTCTGTGCTTCAGCCTCAAGTTCACGAATCTCAGTCTCCAAGAATTCCTTGGTGATTTGCATATTAGCTGTTTGTTGTAGTCAACATGATGTAGTACGCAGTACCTGCGCTGTCCACAATCTTCAAAGAGTTTGTAGCTGCGCCTTGGGTATTCGCTGTGATCATGCCAGATGGAACGTTAAACAAGTTAGCCACTGTGCCAGTACCGCTGTTTGTGAAACGAATGAACGAAGCGTTTGTCCAAGTGCCACCAGAAGCGAAGTCAGAGTCAGCTTGAATAGCTGCAATCGTACCGCCGGGGTTTGTGGAAGAACCACCTAAAGTAGCGCGAAGAGCGTTACCTGCGCCGGAGATAGTGCCAGAACCGTTGATGCTCAAGCTGATGTGGGCACCGTTGATTGTGCCGCCTGTAGCGCCACCAGCGCCTGTCACTCGAGTCAAAGCACGTATAGTTTCGCCAGAACCAGTGGAAGTAAATTCCAAGCGCTGATAAGACAAACGTGTATCGCCAGTAGCAGCAGAAGTCGTAACATACGATTCCGATACATTAGTAGCGGTAGTCTCAACGATAGGGGAAGAAGCTGTTCCGGTGATGAAGCCATTGTTAGATATGACTGGGCCGGAGAACGTGGTATTTGCCATGATGGTTCCTTACATACAAGTGAAGT